GATCCAATGACTGCAGCAAAGGTAATAGTAGCAGTTATGAGCAACGAGAGTGGTCTTACTCTCACGTTTGAACAGCCCACCGAAGCTAATGTTGCGCTAGCATTGCAAGATTCTGAAAAGGCTTCTGATGGGGCGTTGGTAGTTACCTCAAGAGATGTTGAGGAACCGTCCATAAAGGGTTCGATGGCCCGTGGTGAGTTACAATTGGCCGGATTATCTGGCGACGTTCCTGAATCTTCATACACTAGGAGCGAGGAGATTGAGTCTCTCGAGCAGTTTCATATGGCAACAGCTAGTTCGTTAATTCATAAGCAGATGTGTTCGATCGTGTACACGGGCCCTCTTAAAGTTCAACAAATGAAAAACTTTATAGACAGCCTGGTAGCCTCGCTCTCTGCTGCGGTGTCGAATCTAGTGAAGATCCTAAAAGATACAGCTGCGATTGACCTTGAAACTCGTCAAAAGTTCGGAGTTCTGGATGTTGCTTCGAAAAGGTGGCTAGTTAAACCATCCGCAAAGAACCATGCATGGGGGGTTGTTGAGACTCATGCGAGGAAATATCACGTCGCATTACTGGAGCACGATGAATTTGGCATTATTACGTGCGATAACTGGCGACGGGTGGCTGTGAGTTCTGAGTCGGTAGTATATTCTGATATGGCTAAACTCAGGACTCTGAGAAGATTGCTCAAAGATGGAGAACCACACGTTAGTTCAGCAAAGGTGGTTTTGGTGGATGGCGTTCCAGGGTGCGGGAAAACAAAGGAAATTCTTTCGAGAGTTAATTTCGAAGAAGATCTAATTCTTGTCCCTGGTCGTCAAGCTGCCGAGATGATCAGAAGAAGAGCTAATGCGTCGGGCATAATAGTGGCTACAAAGGATAATGTGCGCACCGTCGATTCATTTTTGATGAATTACGGGAAAGGGGCACGCTGTCAGTTCAAAAGATTGTTCATAGACGAAGGTTTGATGCTGCATACTGGTTGTGTGAATTTCTTGGTTGAAATGTCTCTGTGCGATATTGCATATGTTTATGGAGACACCCAACAAATTCCGTACATCAACAGAGTAACTGGTTTCCCGTACCCTGCACACTTTGCAAAATTGGAGGTCGACGAAGTCGAAACAAGAAGAACTACTCTTCGTTGTCCGGCTGATGTCACACACTTCCTAAATCAAAGGTATGAAGGACACGTAATGTGCACGTCTTCTGAAAAGAAATCAGTTTCCCAGGAAATGGTTAGTGGGGCTGCGTCTATCAATCCTGTGTCCAAGCCGCTTAAAGGGAAAATTTTGACTTTCACACAGTCTGACAAGGAGGCCCTTCTCTCAAGGGGCTATGCAGATGTCCATACTGTACATGAGGTACAAGGTGAGACTTATGCAGACGTATCGTTAGTTCGACTAACACCTACGCCTGTATCTATCATCGCAAGAGACAGTCCGCATGTTCTGGTCTCGTTGTCAAGACACACAAAATCCCTAAAGTACTACACCGTTGTGATGGATCCTTTAGTTAGTATCATTAGAGATTTAGAACGGGTTAGTAGTTACTTATTAGACATGTACAAAGTAGATGCAGGTACTCAATAGCAATTACAGGTCGACTCTGTGTTTAAAAATTTCAATCTTTTTGTAGCAGCTCCAAAGACTGGAGATATATCTGATATGCAATTTTACTATGATAAGTGTCTTCCTGGGAACAGCACGTTGTTGAACAACTACGACGCTGTTACCATGAAATTGACTGACATTTCTCTGAATGTCAAAGATTGCATATTAGATATGTCTAAGTCTGTAGCTGCTCCGAAAGATGTCAAACCAACTTTAATACCGATGGTACGAACGGCGGCAGAAATGCCTCGCCAGACTGGACTGTTGGAAAATCTAGTTGCGATGATTAAAAGAAATTTTAATTCACCAGAGTTGTCCGGAGTAGTTGATATTGAAAATACTGCATCTTTAGTGGTAGATAAGTTTTTTGATAGTTATTTACTTAAGGAAAAAAGAAAACCAAACAAAAATTTTTCACTGTTTAGTAGAGAGTCTCTCAATAGGTGGATAGCAAAGCAAGAACAAGTCACAATTGGTCAGTTGGCCGATTTTGATTTTGTGGATCTTCCAGCCGTTGATCAGTACAGGCATATGATTAAAGCGCAACCGAAGCAGAAACTGGATCTGTCAATTCAGACAGAATATCCAGCGTTGCAAACGATTGTGTATCATTCAAAGAAAATCAACGCAATATTTGGTCCTCTTTTCAGTGAGCTTACAAGGCAATTACTTGACAGTATTGACTCAAGCAGATTCTTGTTCTTTACGAGAAAGACACCGGCTCAGATCGAAGATTTCTTCGGAGATCTAGACAGTCATGTCCCAATGGACGTACTTGAGTTGGATGTTTCGAAGTATGATAAGTCTCAAAACGAGTTTCATTGTGCTGTTGAGTACGAAATCTGGAGGAGACTGGGTCTGGAGGATTTCTTGGCAGAAGTGTGGAAACAAGGGCATAGGAAAACCACTCTGAAAGATTACACTGCTGGTATAAAAACGTGTTTATGGTACCAGAGAAAGAGTGGTGATGTTACAACTTTTATCGGTAATACCGTCATCATTGCTTCGTGTCTTGCATCAATGCTCCCGATGGAAAAATTGATAAAAGGAGCCTTCTGCGGAGATGACAGTTTGTTGTACTTTCCTAAGGGTTGTGAGTATCCCGATATACAACAAGCTGCTAATCTAATGTGGAATTTTGAGGCCAAACTGTTCAAGAAGCAATATGGGTACTTCTGCGGGAGGTACGTGATTCATCACGATAGAGGTTGCATAGTATACTACGACCCTTTGAAGCTGATTTCGAAACTTGGTGCTAAACACATCAAGGATTGGGATCATTTGGAGGAGTTCAGAAGATCCCTCTGTGATGTTGCTGAGTCGTTGAACAATTGTGCGTATTACACACAATTGGACGACGCTGTTGGGGAGGTTCATAAAACCGCCCCACCTGGTTCGTTTGTTTATAAGAGTTTAGTTAAGTATTTGTCAGATAAAGTTTTGTTTAGAAGTTTATTTCTTGATGGCTCTAGTTGTTAAAGGTAAGGTAAATATTAATGAGTTTATCGATCTGTCAAAGTCTGAGAAACTTCTCCCGTCGATGTTCACGCCTGTAAAGAGTGTTATGGTTTCAAAGGTTGATAAGATTATGGTCCATGAAAATGAATCATTGTCTGAAGTAAATCTCTTAAAAGGTGTAAAACTTATAGAAGGTGGGTATGTTTGCTTAGTTGGTCTTGTTGTGTCCGGTGAGTGGAATTTACCAGATAATTGCCGTGGTGGTGTGAGTGTCTGCATGGTTGACAAGAGAATGGAAAGAGCGGACGAAGCCACACTGGGGTCATATTACACTGCTGCTGCTAAAAAGCGGTTTCAGTTTAAAGTGGTCCCAAATTACGGTATTACAACAAAGGATGCAGAAAAGAACATATGGCAGGTCTTAGTAAATATTAAAAATGTAAAAATGAGTGCGGGCTACTGCCCTTTGTCATTAGAATTTGTGTCTGTGTGTATTGTTTATAAAAATAATATAAAATTGGGTTTGAGGGAGAAAGTAACGAGTGTGAACGATGGAGGACCCATGGAACTTTCAGAAGAAGTTGTTGATGAGTTCATGGAGAATGTTCCAATGTCGGTTAGACTCGCAAAGTTTCGAACCAAATCCTCAAAAAGAGGTCCGAAAAATAATAATAATTTAGGTAAGGGGCGTTCAGGCGGAAGGCCTAAACCAAAAAGTTTTGATGAAGTTGAAAAAGAGTTTGATAATTTGATTGAAGATGAAGCCGAGACGTCGGTCGCGGATTCTGATTCGTATTAAATATGTCTTACTCAATCACTTCTCCATCGCAATTTGTGTTTTTGTCATCTGTATGGGCTGACCCTATAGAATTGTTAAACGTTTGTACAAATTCGTTAGGTAACCAGTTTCAAACACAGCAAGCAAGAACTACTGTTCAACAGCAGTTCAGCGAGGTGTGGAAACCTTTCCCTCAGAGCACCGTCAGATTTCCTGGCGATGTTTATAAGGTGTACAGGTACAATGCAGTTTTAGATCCTCTAATTACTGCGTTGCTGGGGTCTTTCGATACTAGGAATAGAATAATCGAAGTAGAAAACCAGCAGAATCCGACAACAGCTGAAACGTTAGATGCTACCCGCAGGGTAGACGACGCTACGGTTGCAATTCGGTCTGCTATAAATAATTTAGTTAATGAACTAGTAAGAGGTACTGGACTGTACAATCAGAATACTTTTGAAAGTATGTCTGGGTTGGTCTGGACCTCTGCACCTGCATCTTAAATGCATAGGTGCTGAAATATAAAGTTTGTGTTTCTAAAACACACGTGGTACGTACGATAACGTACAGTGTTTTTCCCTCCACTTAAATC